TGATATTCACCTACCTGAAACTGAAGCCTTGGATTAGTCAGGCCATAAGTGTGCATCCCTAAAACCTTCCACCATCTGCATGCAATGCGAACAGGTGTGTGAAAGATATTGTAAAGATTATTCAAAGGACTACTTGAAAAGGTAATCAAGTTGCTTGGCAGGCTCACAGTGCCGGCAAGAAATGTAACTGCACCTGTCTCTTGAAATAAATTAAAAGTAGTGTCTTCCACATCTTCTAATTCAATGGTTTGCCTATTTAGCCAAATGATAAAAGTTTCATAATCATTAGGCCTATCTGACGTTGCACCCCCAAAACTTATGTCTGATAGTCTTCTGCTAAATTCAATGGCATAGCCCTCAGCAATTATCTCTGTCCTGATGTCCAACTTGCCTGATGAGTTTTCAGCCATTGCTCTGTTATTGACAAAGTAATTGCGATCAGTATGGATGGCAAATGTTCCTGATAGTTGAATATTCTTCCACTTCTCATCATAGCCAAGCTGGATGGCATTGGCTAACATATCAACCTTAGCCATTGTCGTTACCTCTCCAACATTTGTAAAGGTTTGGCTGATTGAGTTCTGATAGAAGTATTCTCTTGGCTCAACTCTTATTTTCCATTCTGTTCCTGTCCATTCAAATGCCCATCCAAGGCAGAAGATTCTATCAAGTGCCTCAAAGGTTTTTTTCCAAGTTGTCTTAAGTGCGCCAAGGTCATCCTGGTTATCTGCTTGCCTAATTCTAAGCCCATTGGTCAAAGCATTGTTCCAATAACACCCTCCTTCATCCTCATTAAAAACATCTGAAAGCAACTTATTATTGCTTCCTGTCATCATGTAGATTGCCCTCTTAAGCCATTGCTCAATCGTTAAGCAGTTGGCTATTGAGGCATATTCTCCTGAATTAATCTCGTTAAGGTTTATGGTGTAGCCTTTTTCTATATCAACGGTAACAGCAGCAGTAACTGTGCTAAATGATGTTTGAGCAAAAAGAAGCGCAAGTGTAATGCCTGTAGCAATTGTAAATGATCCTGTGTAGGTGTTGCTAATAGTTACTGAAGCACCTGCAGCTAATGTAGTATTGTAAAGAACTAAGCTAGGAGGATATGATTGAGGAATGTTTCCATTAAATTGAACTAAATCAAATTCAACATCTATTGGCCCTGTTAAATCATTGTTTGTAAGAGTAAATTCAATAGTTATTTCATAACTTAAAGTTCTACTATTACTTTGATTATTTTTAAAAATAGGTGAGCCAGGTAGATTTCCATCGCCTACAACAAATATGACATTTGTGTCAAATACACTCCCATAATTTTCCGTGAAGTCCTTTTGCTGCCAATAAGTAGGCACAATTGCATATCTATTAGCACTTGGCCCTGATGGGCCTCTTGTCAAATAGGTGCTACTATCAGCTAAGTTCTTACCATTGGCCTGAAGGTATAAGTCCTGCCTGTGTAGCCTAATTTCCTTTTCTGTTAGAGCAGCAATAGAATCACCATTTAAGTCTTTGATGGCTGTAAGGTCAATCTCTACATCTTGACGAGCCTTAAACTGCTCCCTAAAGTTATCATCAATAATGCCAACGGTTATCTCCCAGCTATCTGTGTCGCATACATTATGCTCCTGGTAGATGGCAAGGTTAAGCATGCCATTGAACTCATAAGGCACACCACCATAGCCAACATCTGAAGTAATTTGTATGGTGATTTCGGCATTGATGAAATATTGGTCATAAAGAGCCTTGATAAGCTTTGCTCCTCTCTCATAGAACCTCATCTCTGTGGAGAAAGGCTGATCTATCCCATGAGACTCCATCCTGATGGCTGTGAACTCTATGGCATCCCAGCCTATTGGTTCTTCAACCTCAATACCATTGAGAAAAAAATTCCATCCTGCCATGGTTCAAAAATAGATAAAAAAAAGGGATAGCAATGCTACCCCTCTTTCCTCTATCTAAACCAAACATTAATTCTCAGTTCTAAACCTATTATTTAGAATCTTAGTTGTCCTTCGGGGTGTTCTGATGAACTTTTCAAAGCCTCTCTCATCCATGTTGAGTTGAGTGATAGGTAAGCCTTTTAAGATGCTTCCAAGTTCCCTTATTTCGCCCACAACAGGACTTCCACTGCTTGACTGTCTGCCCGATTGCATACTGCCCCAATAGATTTCTTGCTTGCTTAAAGCATGGTTTGGAATTACATGCGAGCCTTTAGGCAAGTCCACCAGGGTGGCAGTTGGTGGAGTGAAGTAAACCTTCCCGGACTCAGTAATTACTTTCTCAACACCTCTTTCTCCTACCATTGCCTTACCTCCTTTGAAAGCCTTGCCCTTAGTTCCTTCTGCGAATTCAGGCACAGGCTGAGCAAGCACAAAGCCAATCTGAGCAGCAGCAATAGCAGCTACTAAGGCAGCCAATGGTGGCGCACTTACTGAATACTTGACAATCTCAGGAGCAGCAGCAAAAGCAACATTGGCAATTGAAGACAATTGTTGCGCCCTGAATTGCTTAAGTTTAATTTCTCTTTCTTCTGCTGCCTTCTGTTGCTCCAGTTCAGCAAGCTTCTGCTTGTTGCCATCTGCAAGCCTTACCTCCTCGCTGTATCTTTTATTTATTGATTCAAGTTCCTTGTTTAATCCTTGCTGATATAAGTCAAATGATCCCTGAACAATTGTTTGAGTCAGTTCAAGAGCCTTATCCTTTATGGCTTGCTTTTGTTCTTCTTGCCTCTTTAACCTTTCTAATTCCAATTCATGCATGGCTTGTGTTTTATCCATGCGCTGTTTCATATCCTTATCTAAAGCATCTTGACCTTTCTTATAGTTTTTATCAGTTTCAGTACGGAGATAATCAAGACCATTTTTTGTGGTAAGTTTTTCTTTTTCTGCAGCAATTTCATAATCTTTTGCAGCCTTATTTCTCTGAAGTTTTGAAGTATTAACTTCCTCTTGACTTATGCCTATGTTTTTAGTACTGTATTCTTTTTTAAGATTATAAACCTTTTCTTCAAATACTTTTTCTGCACCTACTTCGCCAAGCTTACTGCCCCGAATCTGAGCCGTCAAGACTTGCTGTTGTTTCTCAAGTTCAAGAATTTTAAGTTTAGCTTGATATGCAGCTTTATCTTGTTTTTCTGTTGATGCACTTGCTGCTTCTGCTGCCTTGGCTCTCTTATCAATTTCATCCTTAGCAGCTTGATTTTGAGCTTTTAGTGCAGTAAGGTATTTCTCTTCTTTTTTTGCTAATGTTTCAAGCTTACCAGCTCCTATATCAACCGAAACTCTTGATTCAGATGCAACTTGCTCTCTTATTGCTCTTTCTTCTGCTGCTTTTACCTTTAATATCTTAAGTTCTTTTTCTTTTATGGCAATTGTTCTTCTACTATTAGCTTCAACATTCTTAAGTGCTTGGTCTGAAACCTTTGGAAAAAATTCAGAATAGGCTGTGTATTGACCGCCAAGAAACTCTTTAGTCTTTTGCTCTTCACCCTTAAATAAATCATTTAAAGCACCAAGAAATGAGGCAGTAACTTTAAGCGCACCTGAGAAAACAGGTGCAAGATTAGTTCCAATTGTATTAAGTAAATTATCCCATGCATCTCCAAGGTTGCTGATTTGACCGCCTAAAGTGCCTGAGATAGCAGCCATAGAGCCACTTACTCCATCCAAGTCACCTAATGAAAGTATATATTGCCTAATAGCATCATTTGTGAACTTAGTCTGCGTCTGAACCCCTTTAAATGTGAATGTTACATTATCTCCTGCCTTACTTGCCCGGATGCCAAACTCTTTTAATCGTTCAAACTCCCCTGTTTGTGCATCAATGATAGCCTCAGTAAGTTGATCAAAGTTTTTACCTGTACTACTTGCTAAATCCCCAAGCTTTCTAAGTTGAGCATTAGTTGGAGTAAATCCTTGATTTGCTAACTTAACAAATGACTGAGTAAGCTCCTGAACTGAAAATGGAGTCTGAGCAGCAAACTCTTTAATCCTGGTCAATGCACCTTGTGCTGCACTATTGCTTCCAAGTGTATTCTTTAAGACTGCCTCTAACTTTTGAAACTCCGCAGTGACAGCAATTACTTCCTTGGTAAATCCTATAATTTTATCGGCTGCAAATATTCCTGCTATGACTGGGCCAACTTTGGACACTGCTTGTCCAATTCCACCTAATGAATCACCAGCATCTTTGCCTGCTTTCTTAGCCTTATCCCCTAACTCATCAAACTGCTTTTTTAACTTACCAAGTTCCCTAAGCATCTCCCTCTCTTCCGCAGTTATCTTATCAAACTGCTGAGTTGCTTGCTGAAGCTTACTCAGGTCAATGTCATACCTGATTTTTATATCATTACTTGAGATAGTTGCCATGTCTTTGTATTTGTTACAAAAGTACAATAAAAAGCCCCCCAATTTGGGAGGCTCTTTGAACTTAAATGAAACACATAAAAAAAAAGTATTTTACTTCTGACTCCTCTTAGACTTCTGCTCGCTAATCCAAGTGGAATAGATTAAATAGTATTCATAGATTGGCCTTTCGACCAGGAATTTAGCTCTTTGAGCATCTCCACCTGCGATTCTAAAGACTTCAGCAAATCTTTGTCTGTGCTGTCTGACAACTGAAGTCCAATAATGTGCTTCAGGTTGTTTAGACTTTGCAGAGTTTCTGCCTGCAAATAAGTCGGAAAATTCGTGCTGTATTCTGTCAAAGAGGGAAGATAAGCGTACTCCGGCAGATTCAAAAAAAAACCCTCTACATCATTGGACTTCATCCAATGATCAAGCTTCTGCTTGTTGTATGGATACTGGTAGTCAAGTGGATTCTCCTGCTCATCAAAGTAGACAACGGTTGCAAGCTTCAACTGCCTAAGCAGGCTCACAGACATCTCCATCTGTTCTTTAAGCCTGGATGCCATGATGCCTACCTCATACAGCTTCTTATC